GCAACTTCACTATTGATTCGTCTCGAAATAATCTCTGCAAGTTTTTCCTCAGATTGTCCGGGCGCTCCGTATACCGTTACATTAACACCACCGTAATTGGTAACGGACTCACTAACAGCGCCCTTTATAAGACTCTGCAATGAGTTAACACCAATTATTGCTTCCGCTCCAGCTTCCCCAGCACCGAATAAAGTCGGCTTATTCAAAATCATGCCGTTGTGCATTGCCTTTGCATACCACTCAATGCCGAGTGACGGAAGTTTTGGTGGAATAGATTTTAAATCAAGTGTTCCTGATACTGTGAAATGTGGAAGTTTAAAGACTCCCATAATCGCATTCCATGCGCTAGAAATAGCCGATGTGATTGTATTCATTGCCGTCACAACGGTTGTTCTTGCCGCTTCGAAGCCTGTGTCTATTTTGCTCTTAATTCCGTCGAGCGCTCCACCCGTTAATGTGTTCATTAAATCAAGGCCTGTAGTCCAAACCTCTTTAATGGTAGTCATAACAGCGCTAACTACTCCGGTTATGCCACCTCCAGCACTATCAAAAGCACTCTTTATATTTCCGAGCTTGGTGCTGATTAAGTCACCGACAGCGCCCATAATACTCGTTACAGTGTTCTTGATTGCATCGAAAGCGGATTTAACAGCATTTCCGATAGCTGTCAAAATCGGAGTAACTTTTTGTTGTATCTCTTGGAATTTCTGAGCAACGATCTGTGCAAGTGATGTTGCAACTTGCTTGACGGTTTCCCAGTTTTTATAGAGTAATACTCCGGCCGCAACAACAGCCGCAATAGCTATCGTGAGTGGGCCACCAAGTACACCCACAATAGTTGTAATAACTCCGATAGCTCCCGAAATAGCACTAGTAGCAGAACCAATCACCGAAATGACCGTTCCAACAGCACTGACAATTGTTCCGATGACCGCAACCACCGGGCCAATGGCAGCCACAACCGCCGCAATGGTAACAATGGTTTGTTTTGTTGAATCATCAAGGGATGTAAACCATTCTTTCAGACCCCTTAATGCTTCTGTCAAGGTCTGAATAATTGGAGCAAGTTGCCCCTGAAGAACCTCGCCGATCTCAGCGCCGACAAGCTTCAACTCGTTAAATGCCACCGCTAATTGGTCTGTCGGGTCTACTGTTGCGTTAAACGTTTCCTCAACACTTCCAAGAGCATCATTCAGATTAGTCGCTCCAGCCGTGAACATATCCATCGACAAAGTGCCGTTCTGAAATGACTCATAGAGTTTCGGCCCGGCTTTAGCTCCAAAGGTATCAATTGCCGCTTCGGAGCTTGAAAGTGCTTCGGCAAATTTATCTTGCATCGAAACACCCTCATCGAGTGCGGCTTTTTGCACCTTAGAAAATCCCGTCATGACGGTGGAAGCATCGACTCCGGCTTTATCGAGCTGACCGAGTAATGTTGCCGCATCGGATGCCGAATAACCCATACTTTGGAGCGCTGTGCCGTTAGTCACCATCAAAGCGGTTAGCGAATCAACACTGACTCCCGTATCTTGACCGACCTTGTTAAGTGTGTCGAGAAATGCCCCAGCATCTTTAGCTTCAAGACCGAAAGCCGCCATTGCTTTTTGAACGTTATCAATTGAACCGTTTACATCTGTACCATTGATCTTTGCAAACTCAATAAACTGAGTCGACAGCTTTTCAAGCTCCTCGCCCGTCACACCAAAACGAGTATTGACCTCGCCGACGGCTGTTCCGGCTTCCTCGAATGATGTCGGAATAGATGTCGCAATGTCCTTGACGATGTTTTCCATCGATTCAAGAGCTTCACCCGTTGCGCCTGTCTTGGTTATTACGATGTCCATGCCCTTGTCGACATCTTCAAAAGCCGCAAGGGATGCCGCACCAACAGCCATAATTGGAGCGGTTACATGGGTTGTCATTGCTGTGCCGACACCTGTTATCTTGTCACCAACAGCCTTGATGTTGCCGCCGACCTCTTGCATCTTTTCACCAGCCGCTTTTGCTTGCTGTTGTGCAACCGAACCAAACTCTTTATATTCAGCTTCTAACTGTTCGAGTTGGTTTTCTGTCGCTATGATCTCACGGGTCAGAGCTTCCTGTTGTGCTTTGGTCTTCTCCGAACCATCAGCATTTTTGAGCTGTTCAAGAGCTTGTTTTTCTTGCTCTAATTTTGCTTTTGTATCTTCAATCGACTTAGTGAGCAATTCTTGTTTTTGCTTCAGTAAGTCAGTATTTCCCGGATTAACTTTCAGGAGCTTATTAACGTCCCTTAATTGTGTTTGAGTCTCTTTGATGGACTTGTTAACACCTTTAAGAGCGTCTTGTAATTTGGTTGTATTTCCGCCTATATCAATAGTTATTCCGGCGATTCTTCCTCCAGCCATATTTCACTCCCTTAAAAATTATCAATATCCTCAGGAGTCGCAAGCTGTTCCCATTTATACGAGTCATTATCTAACTCGATAAACATATCCGTTATCATTCCGAATGTAAGATAGTTTAAATCATCCATCGAAAGACCGAGCTTGCAACACCTGAGCAAAAATAGCGCCGTCGTTATTTTCCTTTCCGACGGCTTACTGCGTTTTTTTGTGCGCTTGTGCTGATGCTTGATTTTTGCCATAACGTAACAACGGGAATGGCAATTTCATCAAATGGGAATGTGTCGAACGAATCCAACCATTCTAAAAAATCGGGAATGGTATCATCAGCTTGTTTAGCCATAATAAAAGCGAGTTGCTGAAGACACATAATTGATTCTCCAGTAATCTCGCTTAGTGTGATTTTATTCATATCTTCGAGCAAATCACGTCCGAATTTATCCCGATAATAAAACAGCGTTGCGCCATTTGCTTTCATGGGAACGTCTATATCCCCAATTTTGATTTTTTCCGTCATTTTTCTTGTTTCCTTGTCTTGATCTCATTAAGTTGTTGTCTGTTCAACCGCTGAGAACCAGTTTGTATAAGCACTATCGGAGCTTATACATGTCTTCTTGACAGCATCATCGGAAACTCTCGGAAGTGCTGTGATGTTGACCGTATTGGTCGCAACAGTGATTCCCGATTCCTTTGTCTGACCGCTGATTGATGGTCTTGCCGCCTTAACTCTCAGCATCCAAACTCTCTTTCCTGTTTCGGTTGAGCCGTCAAGCTCGAACTGGAAACCAAGAGCGAACTCCTTAGGAGTATCGGAAGCTTTCTCAGTAATAACACCTGTTGTGCTGTCCTTTGTCTGTCCGAGAACGCTTGTAAGGAATGTTTCCAGCGCCGCCGTATCCTCGAACTCGATAGAGCCGGAATAACCGTTATTGACGTCACCATGCCACCATGTTGTATTATCCGCAAACTCATCAACCGCATCACCCTGAGCGTCAAGGGAAATTGACTTTGCGCCCGGTATAGCTACGGGTGAAGCGTATGTCAGATTTCCGCTACCGTCATCGGTTGCAACAGCATAATAAGCATTTTTAATACCATATCTGATTCTACCCATTTATTACTACCTCCACTTCATATAAAACTTCGTACATCTTCTCATCGTCGATGTAGGTTTCAATTTTGTTATAAAAAAAACCGTACTTATTCAGCACAGCTTCAATCATGGACTCTTTTAAAAAATCCTTATTTTCGGTATAAAGCTCGATGTTTAGACGGTTGATATTTGCCCATACAACACTATCTGCACTCTCGTTATTGGTGCTAGGATAGTAAAATATGAGATAAGGCAAATCAGGAGCGCTGTCCTCAGGATATTGGTAATATATATATCCGTTAAGGCTTGCATCTTGTACCATTTCCGCCATCATCGACGCAATAGCTTGTAATGTCATGTTTATTTCTCCAATTTCCTTTGTAACCGTTCTAAAACGTCTTTTTGTGCGAACTCATTAACTTCGGCTATGTGTGGAAAAGCCGCCGTACGTCCGCCGTTGCGTGTAGCATGTCCAAATTCAAGTAAATGAGTAAGCTGATAGTGATTGGAATTATAAACAACTCCCTCTGTGCTAAGTCGAGATTTCTCGATTTTGACCGACCAACCTTTAGGATAATTTCGCCAAGTCTTGCGGCCTTGATTGAAGTGTTTTAATTCCTTTTGCGCTTCCTTTGCCGTTTCCTCGATGGACTCCGACAAAGCATCGACACACTCATCACCATACTCGTTTAGAATCTTTTCAATTTCTCCGGCTAGGTTCTCAGGTTGTATAGTTGCCATGAAGAACACCAACCTTTCGCTCCACGTAAAGCTCGATAGTATCGTTTCTTGCTTTGAAAGTCCGATATACTGAATAGCGCATGTCATTGTATTCCACAATCATTTCACCGCCGTAATCATACGAAAACATAGTGAAACGATATTCCGGCCTCATACTATTCTGACCGCCTTGGAAGAACTCTGACGCACTAACCGAACTTACATTGCAATACACTTCTCTTGATGTTTCCGTCTTGCGAGCGACACCGTATTCATCATTCGCAATAATGATGGAGATTAATTTGATAGTCTCTGACCTATCCATAAGCCACCTCCATTAAATCGGAAACACCGTATAATTTGAACACATTGAAAGTTGTGCTTTCTGCTCGTCGTAACTCCGTTTGAGTCGGTCATATTCGTCCGGCTCTCCGAAATTGAGCTTGCAATATGTAATTATCGCCCTCGAAATGATTGCGTCGGTTGGGTCTGATGTGGTTGTCGGATATGTATAATCAATTCCGGCAATGCCTAAATCAATCTTAGCCGCATCAATCAAATCATTAAGCTCCGAGTCGAAAGCATTTGTGGTGATTCTCAATGCTAATTTGACCTTATCTAACATCGTTTACACTCCTCGAAATTTAATACGCTATTCTGATATATTTCTTGCTGTTCGGGATAAACAACAAGATGACCCACATGACCGAGCTTAACCGTTGGTTCTGCCCATATCTCAAAGCCTAAATCTCCGGCACGTTTACAGAATGCTAAATCCTCACCTAACTCACGCATCGGGAAGAAACAAGAGCCGTGAGCGTCCATAACAGCTTTTAAGATTCTCGTTTCTATCAGTACACAAGCAAAACCGCACCCGGCAATTTTGAACGGAGATGTCGGATAATTCCAATCTTTCCAACGCTCACAGCTTGCCCAAATGCGAGTGAATATACAACTTGCAAATGGCGCTCGTCTGCCGTGCGCTATACCCGTAACAAATGGCTTTCCGCATTCCATAAGGTCATCAAGTAAAGTGTCATTGAAAACCATGTCAGCATCAAGCCAAAGTACATGAGTATATTTCTTATCGATTGCCCTGTGTGCAAGCCGATCTCGACCAACATAAACAAGAGTCCCACTCTGATAATTAATATCAAAGTCAACTCCGTCCTTGTCTAGTTTTCGGATAAGTTTTGTGAGTGATTCCACAAACTGGACGTTCATGTAATCATGCGTCGGAATAGCGATTAATAACTTCATTTTTTTCTTGTCCTTGTCTTTTTAACTTCGGTCTTTGTCTCGACCTCAGGCTCTTTGGCTGCAACCTCCACAACGGGAGCTTTGACAGCTAACTCAACCGCCGAACCTACACCGCATAAAAAATTGCACTCTGCCGGAGTGACCTCAACAATCTCTCCGGCTTTGTGCTTAATTCTTGCGTCCCTTAAAAGTAAGACTTTCATCAGGTTGTTACGGTTGATGGCTTAGCAACGAGACAGAATCTGCCGCAAGCTGTAACGGCATGAGCTACGTACTGTCTACCAACAAGCTTGACCATATCCTTTTCAGCTTCGGTAATGTCATCATACTTGATAACAATTCCGTCACCCTCAGGATAGTTAACCTGAGCGCCGTTCATATCTCCGATGAATGCGTAAACCGCATTGGCTGAAGCGCTGTCATAAGCTGGAAGCTCGCTTGAGAATGCAACCGGAAGACCTCTGAACGGGTCAAATGCAAAGTTGCCAGCCGCCTGAGCCGCTACGAAATTAGCATAAGTAAGCTTATTCATAACGATGACAGGATTTCTTGCTTCGTCGGAAAGGTTTGCAAATGCTGTTGCAAATGTTGTAACTGATGGAGCTTCTGTGATCTTAGCGCCGGAAACCTCATCCTCATCAGCTACCTGAGCGAGTCCCTTGATGTCATCAACAACAAGTGCTGACAGCTTCTTTGTGATCTGATATGCAAGTTCTCTGTAAACATAGTCAACCAGAGCTGAGCCGCCCATAGCTACAACCTCGTCAGAAATGCGAATCCACTTCTTGATGTTCTTCGGGATCATTGTGACGATACCAAGAGCAAGTGACTCCTCTGTTGGTGCTGTTGTTCCCTCATTGTGAACATAAGCGCCATCGGCTGAAAGCTCGAAAGCAACCTTGAGATTTCCACGAATGAAAGTCTTGCGAACTCTTGAAAGGATGTCATCTGACTCCCAAGCTGTTCTGATGATCTCGTCTACGATTGTAGGAACAGGAACAGAGCCGGATGCGTCGGTTGTCAGGAGCGCACGGCACTCTGTAGCGTCCTCTGTTACAAGATATCTTGCGAAAGCGTCAACATACTCTTTTGATGCTCTGATCTCTTCGTTGGTCTTCATTGTTCTTGTTTCCTCCTGAATCTTTTCTGTAACCTTGCCAGCTCCCTGAGCTACAAGATTTCTAACTTCGTTTTTCTTTGTCTCTGCCGCCTTACGAGCTTCAAGCTCTGTATTGATTGCTCTTACTTCCTCTGTAAGTGCATCAAGGTCGGCACCGTCAGTCTCAACAAGCTGAGAAATTTCAGCTTTTCTTGCTTCCATCTCCTCGATGGTCTTGTCTGTAAAATTGAACTCCATTGTTAAACCTCCAATAAAAGCTTTAGTTTCTTTTTCTGAATCTCACGCTTTTCTCGCTCCAGTCTCTCCGCTTTCTCTACTTCAATCACTCCGTTGAAGTAGTCACGAGTTGACACGCTCAATTCGGTTGTTGGATTAGCTGGAAAACTAACGGGACTTGCATCGAAAACCTTTGCAATCCTGTCAATAATCCTTGTATGCGTTGCTCGGTCAAAATGATCTTCAGCAACCACAAAAGCAAAAGACATTTTCGGATAATTACCAGCTTTTATATCCTCATATAATTCTCTTGCTCTCTGTGTCTTGGATAGGTCAGCACGAATAGCTAAACCGTGTTCATCGGTATTTACTTCGAGTGTTCTTGCTGATGTTCTAGCGTAAACAGCTCCCTCATGATCTACACGAAAAACCACGTCGGACAAATCAGCACCATCAAAGGCTGTTGGTCTAATCTGTTCGGAGTAGTCGATTCCTGTTTCCTCATCCCTGAAAAGAACATAAGGTTCAAAAGTCGAAGCGTAACCCTCAACACCGTATAGGCTCTCATCCTGTTGGAGTCGTAGCTCCATATTTCTATATTCTCTGTTGTTTTTCATTGTTTACCCCCATTGGTTCTGTTGGTCTTCCCAATCAATGTCACATGTATAATCATTTATGACCGTGTAATTTTTGTAATCAATGTAGTTGATAGGAGTCTGTTTAATGATTTGCCATAACTCCCACGCTATTGGATGCCGAATGAAATTATTCCGTGATGCTAGAAACTTGGTTATTTCTATCGCTTCTCGGAAATGCTCTTGATTGACAACCTTGAAAGCAAACGGCTCTGCCCATGTCTTCGGATAATTAAAAGCGAACGGTGGAGAGCTTGCGAAAAACTCAACATCGTCCGTCTCTTTGTTTACAATCTTTTTTATGGCATCGGAAGAGTAATATACATCTCCAAACAAATAGGTTGTAGGTACTCCAGTATCGAAGAAACCGTCAACCCAAAAACCATTTTCGTTATACATATTATTTTCGTGTTCTATACGAGGAACGCCAAAGCCATCAAATAAATCATTAGCCGAAGAAATATATATTTCCTCAACTCCGTTCTCCCTCAGGAGCCTTATTGTGCGCTCCACAAGTGTTTCACCCTTAACAACATTCAAGTGTTTCGGATGTGCTTCATAAGGATTGCAACCACACATAATCACATAAATCATGCTTCGGAATCCTCACCGCCGACCTTTTCGTCAGCATTCCAATACTCACCTCTGATGATTCTTTCGTCACCACCATCAACAGGAGCAAGATTCCAAATTTCACGAATTTCATTAACGGACATAACACCACGGTCAAGCATCTGAGAGGAAACATTAAGCTTTTCTGCATTGCTCATATACTGGAGCCTATTAGCGGTTAGCATGATTCTGTTATCCCGACTCTGCTCATTAAACGTGTAAATCATCTTGGTGGTGACTTCCGAGAACTGAACAGCAAACGGCTCGATTGCTCCCTCATAAAAAGCCGTCCAAGCATCTCCGTAAGCCTTATTTGTTAAGACTTCCTCATTAACCATGAAATATTCATACACACCATCCTTGATGTATTGCATTTGGTCTTTGTCGATGATCCACGGGTCTGCCTTTACTTGATTGATGTTGTTGTAGGTATTCGGGAACAGGAGAAGACCGCCGCCCTTTGCATCCTTGCCAAAGTTTTCTTCCGAGAATCGTTGTCTCTCTTTTGCTAAGTCTTCCGCTTTACTAAAGTTATTTACTTGCGCCCAAAATCTATAAGTAGCTGCCGACTTAACTCCCTCTTGGATGCCCTGATTCTGAATGTTAATCAAGTCAAGTGTAGGTGTTAATGCTTCGTTATTGTCTCCGATCAAGTCATGCTTGTATTGGTACTTAGTCAGTATTCCGCAATTCTCCAATTCGATTGCGGCCGTCTCTCCACTTGAGAATGTATAACGGAGATAAGGGATATCGTTATACTGTACAAATTCACACCTTGACGGAAGCGGCGCATATATACCGCTTAACTCCCCGAAGCTGTCATATATCGGCACGATAAAAGCCGTGTTATGTACATCAAGTATTGTGGAAAGTCGATACAAAAACTGGCTCCATGATTGAAAAGCATTCGGCGCATGTTTCAACTTATTTTTTAATGCTGGCTTAGCCGTTCCCATGATGTCCACATTCAGCTTGGAAATGTGAATGGCTCTCGCATTTATCGCCGCCCTTATTAACTGACTTTCATACAAGCTACCTTGAAAGGTTGTGAATCTCGGAGTGTAGCCATCTAATAGCTTAAATTCTCCGTAGCTTGCATTAGCTTTCGGTTTTGGTAGAAATTGAAAAAGCTTATCAAATAGTGACATTGTTTTAACCTCATTCGTTCTTTAGTCGTTCCCCTATTTGGTCATACCATTTTTGACGGACACACCATGCATCGGAAAGCGCCGCAACTCCATCAATGTGGAGATTAGGATTAATCTTGACTAATCGCCCTCGACCTCGCTGTGTGTTTACCTTAATCGCCGCATTGAGTAGATGTATCTTTAAAAGGTCATTGTCTCCGATGTGAAACTTTCCATCCTTAAACATGCCCTCCATCTCTTGAAGTACTCCGTGTAAGTTGTCCCCTTGGAAAATATCATCCAATTGGAAGCCGTATTTCTGTAAATCTTGCACTAAATACTGAGCAGAATATCTATCATATCCAACTTGCAATGGCAAAATTTCGTAGTCTTCAACCAGACTAACAAGCCACCGATAACAATCATGGTAATCTACAAAATTTTCGCCTGAAGCCTCCAATAAGCCTCGTTCTTCATATATGCGATATGGTATACCGTCACGTGCCTGAGCTTCGTCAATCTTTTCCGACGGAAGCC